TTAATGGTTATTATTGAAAAGGCACCTGCTAAGATTAATTTAGGTTTGGATATTGTTGGGAAAAGGCCTGATGGTTATCATGATTTATCAATGGTTATGGTTAGTGTTGATTTGAATGACTATATCACAGTATCTGAGATTTCTGGTTCAGATATTATTGTTGAGTCTAATAATCACAAGATGCCTTTAAATGCTAAAAATGATGTTTTTAAGGCAGCTCAGCTCATTAAGGATAGATATGGCATCAAGTCTGGTGTTAAGATTGAACTGGAGAAAACTATCCCTATCTGTGCTGGTTTGGGTGGCGGGTCAACTGATGCTGCTGCCACTATCAGGGCTTTAAATAAGTTATGGCAACTTAAGTTATCTAAAGAAGAAATGATTGAGATTGGCTTTCAAGTGGGGAGTGATGTGCCTTATTGTTTGGGAGCTGGTTGTGCCTGCATTTCTGGTAAAGGTGAAATTGTTGAGTGTTTAAATACGTCTTTGTCTGCTTGGGTTGTTTTGGTTAAGCCTGATTTTGGTGTTTCAACGCGCACGGTTTTTCCTGAGATTGATTGTGAGACAATTTCTCGTGTTGATATTGATTCTTTAAAGGAAGCTGTTTTGGCTAATGATTATGAACAGATTATTGCTCATATGGGGAATTCTTTAGAGGATATTACGATTAAGCGCAAGCCATTTATCCAAAAAATAAAAGACCGTGTGATGAAGTGTGGGGCTGATGCTGCTTTAATGACAGGAAGTGGTCCAACGGTTTTTGGTTTGTGTCGCTCAGAGAAAAAAGCAGATCGTTTGGTTAATAGTATGCGAGGCTTCTGTAAAGAAGTTTACAAAGTACGGATATTGTGAAGAAAGGGAATCAGGTAATTGATTCTTCTTTTTCTTTTTGATATAATTAACTGGTTAATGAAGTGAGAGGGGTGTTGATAATGCAGCTAGAAAAACAAATTGATTGTCTAGTAAATGAAATTTTATTAAAAGCCGAAAATCAGCACGAGTTATTATTTGGTGCTTGTCAAAGTGGTGTCGAATTAACCAATACACAAGAACATATTCTGATGCTCTTGTCGCAAGAACGCTTGACTAATTCAGCCTTGGCAAAACGTTTGAATATTAGCCAAGCAGCTGTTACGAAAGCTATTAAGTGTTTGGTCAAAGAGGGAATGCTTGCTCCTGTGAAAAATAAGGATGATGCCCGTGTGACTTATTTTGAATTGACTGAGCTTGCTAAACCTGTTGCAGATGAACATACTCACCACCATCATGCAACATTGTCAGTGTATAAAAAAATGATTGATGATTTTTCAGATGAAGAACAGTCTGTTATTTCAAGATTTTTGACTGCTTTTTCAGATGAGCTAGAAGGGTGTAAATGAGATATATTACAGTAGAAGATTTATCTTTCCAATATGACAGTGAACCTGTCTTGGAAGGGATTAATTACCATTTAGATAGTGGTGAGTTTGTTACTTTAACTGGTGAAAATGGAGCTGCTAAATCGACTTTGGTTAAGGCAACGTTAGGAATTTTAACACCAAAGAGTGGTCAAGTGACAATCTCTAAAACAAATAAAGATGGCAAGAAACTTCGGATTGCCTATTTGCCACAGCAGATTGCTAGTTTTAATGCTGGTTTTCCGTCAACGGTTCATGAATTCGTCCGTTCTGGTCGATACCCTAGAAATGGTTGGTTTCGTCGTTTGACAAAGCACGACGAAGAACATGTTAAGGTTAGTCTAGAATCTGTTGGTATGTGGGAAAATCGTAATAAGCGCATTGGTAGCTTATCTGGAGGTCAAAAACAACGTATTGTGATTGCGCGTATTTTTGCTTCAGATCCTGATATTTTTATTTTAGATGAACCAACAACTGGTATGGATGCTGGAACAACTGAAAGATTTTACGAATTGATGCATCACAGTGCACATACACATGGAAAATCTGTTCTGATGATTACGCATGATCCAGATGAGGTGAAACGTTATGCTGATCGTAACATTCACTTGGTTCGTAGTCAAAAGACACCTTGGCATTGCTTCGATCTTCATGCTTTAACAAAGAAAGGAGCTAAGAATGCTGACTGAGATTTTTTCATATGATTTTATGCAACGTGCCATTATGGCAGTGGTTGCGATTAGTATTTTTGCTCCGATTTTGGGAATTTTCCTAATCCTACGTCATCAGAGTTTGATGAGTGATACACTTAGTCACGTTTCTTTGGCTGGTGTTGCTCTTGGTATTCTACTTGGCAAATCAACAACGTGGTCTACGGTTATTGTGGTAACTATTGCTGCGGTTGTTTTAGAATATTTGCAGACGGTTTATAAGCACTATATTGAAATTTCTACGGCAATTCTGATGTCGCTTGGTTTAGCGGTTGCCTTGATTGTGACGAGTAAGTCAGAGAATACTGGTAGTGTGAATTTGGAACAGTATTTATTCGGTTCGATTGTGACGATTAACATGGGACAGGTCATTGCTTTGTTTGTCATTGCGGTTATTGTCTTGATTTTGACTCTGTTGTTCATCAGACCGATGTATGTTCTAACATTTGATGAGGAAACAGCTTTTGTTGATGGCTTGCCAGTTCGTTTGATGTCATTGTTGTTCAATATTGTGACTGGGATTGCAATAGCTTTGACGATTCCGGCAGCAGGAGCTCTTCTGGTGTCAACGATTATGGTTTTACCAGCAAGTATTGCTATGAGACTTGGGAAAAACTTTAGATCAGTGATTTTCATTGGTGTTTTAGTTGGTTTTATTGGAATGGTAACTGGCATTATCACATCGTATTATTGGGAAACACCAGCAAGTGCGACGATTACAATTATCTTTGTGGCAATTTTCCTTTTGGTGAATTTGTTTAATGTAGTAAGTCGTCGTAATAGTTAAAAAAGAGAGGAAGTTCCTCTCTTTTTTTGATGGCATAAAAAAACAGATGCTTGAAGCATCTGTTAATGATTTTAAAATTAGTAAGTCAATACGAAGTATTTTTTCTTATTTGTTATTCAAAACCCTATAATATCAACGTTTGAGAGGTGTTTTTAGGTCTATTGTTTTGAATTTACTCCCCTTTTTGTGGACTTTTACAAATTTTGGAGAGCTTTTTCATAATATAACACCGCCTCTTTTTCTTTCTCTTTTGATAAATGGCTATAAGTATCCATAGTCATGGCTAACGTTGCATGTCCTAGACGGTGTTGCAATTCTTTATAACTGATACCAGCATTAAGCAATAAACTAGCGTGTGTGTGTCTGAAAGCGTGAAACGTAAATTGTGGTATACCTGCTTCCTTGCAACGGTGTCTAAGTGACTTGGTTCTAGCGTCACTGTTTGGGTATTGTGATACCGTTGTAGAGAATACCAAGGCAGGAGCAGGCGCACCAATCTCCATAAACGCTTGACGTTGTCTGTTCCTGTACTGTTTGAGCATGAGAATAGTTTTATTATCTATGCTGATAATTCTAATACCTGCTTTGCTTTTAGGTGTACCAACCTGTTTTACAATTCGATTGTAAGTCTTGGTAATGTTGATAGTGGCATTATCAAAATCAATATCAGACCATTCAAGAGCTACCGCCTCCCCATATCGGCAACCAGTAGCAAGTAACAGCTTATACAGTACACTATCATAGTAATAGTTGTAGGCGGTTGGTGCTAGTCGTTCCATGTAGTCTAGGAATGTTTTCAAATCTTCCTTATCTATAAATTTGATACGGTTAGCGCCTGCCTTTTGTGGTCTAGGTAGAATAACCTCACGCGCAGGGTTGAACGGTATCAATTGCATACTAACTCCATACTGTAATATACGTTTGTTGATTGAGGCAGCCACCCCATAATTAACAATCTTGAAAGCCAGCTTGTTTACCCAGCTTTGTATGTGTGCTATATGTATCTTATCCAGTTGCATATCACCAAACACAGGTAAAATATGGTTTTTCAAAAATTGGCGCGTGTTTACGAATGTTTGAGGTTTAACCGTCATTTGATAATTTTCTAACCACAAATCAGTAAGTTCCTTGTATGTGGTAACTTCTACTTTTTTGAACACGGTTGACCCGTTAGTTTTGAAATTGCTTTGGGCTTGCTGGGCTTTTGTTTTAACCTCTTTTTTTGTTCGCCCTGTTACAGTCGTTTTAACTTTCTTTCCTGTAATGCTATCTACTCCAAGATAAACATTTGAGCGGTACACTTTAGTACCGTCTTTTTTTATAACTTCTTTGATGTTCATGATAAACCTTTCTACAGCAGGCAAGCCATTATTAAAAAGGTTTTAGGTTTATATGAATTGTTGGAAAATGAGAGTGTAAAAACTATATATAATCGAATTTAGTTTTTTCCATATATGAAAAAAACATGATTTTTGCAAGTCCCTAAAACAGCGGTAACCATTGTTATAGTTGCATTTGTGAGCGTATGAGTACTACAAAATACTACAATCCTATTATTATAGATTTTGGTGGAAAATAGTGGAAAATAGTGGAAAATAGCATGGTAGTAAATCAAATGTTGCAACGTTGCAACATTCGGAATAGTTGAAAATATGAGCAATTAACTACAAATCCTTAATATAGAAATAGCGAAATATTGAAATAAAACGCTACTTATTCAGTAACAAGTGTACTTTCAAGTACGGTTGTAAATATACGGTGAAAACCTAGAAAAACCTATCTTTGAGATTTTGCTAACTTTTGCTAACGTTGGGACTTATATAGGATTGTTGGCAAATATTGGCGCGTGGGTTAGGGTTTCAATTCTTCTATGAGATTGTTTATTTTTACAGATAAGTTAAGAAGGTCATTATGAATCAAGTCATAATACTCAGGCGACAGGTTAGGGTTTTCAAAAGTTGTGTTACTACCTATACCTTCTATCGGATTATGACCGTATAGCAAATCAAACCAATTTAAAACACCATTTATATCATTAGATAAGAGAAGCAACATACTAAAATCATCTTCAGGGTTATTTTTTAACGCTTCTACATAATCATCAATATCTTTTTCTATTATCGTTTTATCAATCTTTTTAAATTGACCATCTCTGAGCGTTCCTGTTCCTTCTTTTGCTATTAATTTAATGTGTCTCTTATATGCTTCTATTTGACCGTTATTGTTAGAAAAAATAAAAGCTTTTTCTTTTTTTAGTTTTGATATTTGTTTATCGAAATAACGCTCAGCATAGTCTTCTAATTTTTCAGGCTTTTCTACTAAGTCAGATTTTTCAACATTGAAAAAGTTAGCCATTTTTTCAATTTTATCAATTCGCGGATATGATTTAGCATTTAACCAATCATTAACGGTTGTGTATTTAAAGCCAAGTGTTAAAGCTAATTGGCGACCGTTTAAACCACGTTGTTCCAACAGTCTTTTGATATTGTTAGCCATTATTTGTTTGTTTTCAAGTGACATATTAAATACCTCCTTTGAAACTATTGTACTATTAAACCGTATAAAAATCAAAAAAATATTAAAAAAACTATTGACATATCTGTTTTAAACGGATATGATATATTTATCCGGTTAAAACGGATAAATAATTTTGGGAGGTATACAAATGAAAATGACTTTAAAAGCGTTACGAATTAACGCCAACATGACCCAGAAAGAAGTTGCTGAAAAGTTAAACATATCAGTAACGACTCTTTCATTCTGGGAACAAGGTAGACGTTTTCCAAATGTAAAAGATATCAAGAAAATTGAAAAACTGTTTAACGTCAACTATAGTGATATTATTTTTTTATCTTGATATCCGTTTAAAACGGATAGTCAAAAAATAACTAACCGAAAGGCAGGCAAACCATGAAGAGAAACCACAGCAAACTATTTTAACGGTCATCAGCTAAATATTTATGGTAGCGAGCAAGAACCACGCTTTTTAGCGCGTGAGAGTATAAAAAATGGGGTCATTAGAAATGAGCCCACAAAAAAAGGCTTAGCAGTCCCCAAACTCACAAGCCTTTTAGGAAATAAAACTAAAACAAAATTAATAAAGCAGGCAAGCTATTATTAAAAGGGTTTTAGCAAAGTTTATATAGTTTAATTTTATCAAAGTTAGACTATTGTGTCCATACGTAGAGCGGGAACTCTTAAAACTACAGATAAAACTACAAAACAATTGAAATGTATAGTAAAAAGCAAAATAGGTATAAGAAAACAGTATTAAAAAGCGACAAGGAAAAACAAATATGAAATTTAAAGGTGTAGAAAATAAAGCAAATCCATTTAGTTTAGATCATTATACAGACGAACAAAAAGCGATTTTTAAAAAACGAGACGAAACCAAAAAAAGAGCAGAGGAATTTTTTAAAGCAATGTACGACCAAGCAACGGCTTGGGGGATTGTTGCTAATGTAATGATTACATACAACAACATTTATAAAGGTTTTGCAGAAACCTTCGAGCAAGCTTGGAACACCCTAGGTTATGAAATTACAACCGATATTGTCTATAGAGCAGTTAACAATTTACCAGCAAGAGGCAAGGAAGAAGAGGTCAAAGCATGATTTACCAAGAAATTAATTTACCAATTTGGGCACAGTTAGTTATTATGGCTTTACTTATCTTAATTGGCATTGAAATAGCCAAAATCAAGCCCGTAGAGGACGATAAACAAGAAATCAAGGAAACATACACAGACCACGTCAAAGAGCGATACGGGGCTTATATTCAATCACAGGGACGTTATTACAATTAAGGAGGTATACGGAATGTACGAGCAAGAAAAAGACTGTATTTATAACATGATTGACCTAGCAGATAATGCAATTATGCAAGGTGACAAACACCACGCGCTGACTAGCCTTTACTTTATCAAGAAAGGTTTAGAGAGTTTAATTGTAGGATTGGGGGCAGACAATGACAGATAAAGAATTAAATAAAATAGCTGACCTTATCAATGAATGTGTAACATTTGCCGAATTGGAAGAATTTAAGCACTTGGAACAGCGAGAAGATAGGATTGCATGGGTTAAAAATCAGATTGCTAAGCTAGATAGAGGGCAGATTATTCTAGTCAGCAAAGAAAGCGAGGATAAGTAATGACATTATCACCGTTACCAGTGAATTATAAGCGCGTGCTAAGTCTTATCAAAACAGGGGCAGAAAACCCGACTACAGGGGCAGAAATAGCCCTAACTTTAAAACTAGAGGAAAGAACGGTACAGAAGATTATCAATCAACTAATTACAAAATACGGTATTCCTATTGTTGGTGTTAGACATGGTTTTAATCGTGGCTATTTTATCCCAGAAGATAAAGCTGAATTATTGGACGGCGCTAAATCTTTCTACAATCAGTTACAAGACGAACAAAAACGCTTAAATGTTCTAATGAATGCTGAACCAGAAGAATATAAGCAACTTATCAAGGAACTGTTAGAGGGGGTATAAGTATGTTTAGTTTGAGTAGAGAGAGCGAAAACAGTCTCAAACGTGGCATATTAAAGCTAATACAAGACTTTCTACAGTCGTATTTTAAACCGAAGCCACGACTATTAGGACTAATCACACAAGACGAGTTACAAACAGAATTAAATATCAAGTATGGCACGGTGAAGCGTTGGGAAGAAGCTGGGCTAAAACGATACACGCCACCAATCGAAGGCACGCGCACCGTATTCTACAAAATTGATGACGTTTTATTATTTTTAGGAGTAGAAAACTAATGTATCAATTCATTAACTTACAAATTAATAAGCAGGTTTTGCCTTTATTTAACTTTCTAAAGGACAACCCAACACGTACCCTAGCTAAAGACAATCATGTTATTATGACCTACTACCAGCCCATAGGCTTTTATATCGTGCCATTTAGCTATAAAGGTATAACAGTAACTGTAACCGCCACAGACTACCTAGAAAGATATTTGGAGGACGGTTGGCAGGTTGCCAGAGATTATAAAATAGCTAGCGTACAAGACAAGCTAGCGGACGTGTTAGACGAGTTGGAACATGAATACCTGAACAGACGGAGAGCAGGAAGCCCATTGCCTATTATGGGGCTTGTGTTTGATTGGATAGCTTACGGACTATCCAGCAAAGAAGATATGATAGCCTTTGTTAAGTTATTTTATCTAAATGGCTATTCATACGAGCAAATAACACAGTTATATGCTAGCTTAACTAAAAACACTAAATTGAATGTTATTTTTTTGAATACATTAAATAATTTTTTTAAGGGGGAAATGAATGAGCGACTTTTTAAATCAGCTTGATGAAAAAGTGCCAGATATTAACCAAGGCATAGATTTACAGACGTTACAGAAAGAGCAGGCAGAAACACAAGAGATAGAGCCACCTAAAACTATGGAAGAGCTATATAATTTATTGTATCAGCTGGGAAGCGCGTGGCGAAAAGAAAACGCCTATATTGTTAACGAGGGGCAAAAAAACGAGCGTACAGTTATACCACAACCCAATGTATCTACAGTTGCTAAAGTACTGGAAAAACATTGTCACTTTACTTTTATTGGAGAGGGCGCAATTAGTGACGTTAGTAAGTTGTATGTTTACCATTTAGACTTAGGTTACTATGTTTCCAGTGATGATGTTTTTAGAAAATTGTTGTTGAAGTATGATAACCGATTGACCTCAAATAAATTTTTTAATGAATTAATAGCTTATATCCGTACAGAAACCAAAATACAGCCACCATTAAGCGACTATCGCTATATTCCAGTTGCTAACGGCGTGTATAATATCAAAACAAAGCAATTAGAGAAGTTTAACCCTAAATTCATTATTACAAGTAAGGTTAAGACTTCTTACAATCCATTTGCCAAGAAGCCAATTTTAGGCGGTTGGTTTGATTTTGATAAGTGGCTAGCCACATTGGCTTGCGGTGATAAAGAGCTTGTAACACTCTTATGGCAAGTGATGAATGAGGCTATCAATCCAAACCGAACACGGAAAAAAATGGTGTTACTTGTTGGTGACGGTAACAACGGAAAAGGAACTTTTCAAGCCTTACTAGAAAACTTAATAGGCAGGGAGAATATAAGTAATCTAAAACCCGACCAATTTGGAAAAGAGTTCTATTTAGGGGCGCTTGAGGGGAAAGTGTGTAATATTGGTGATGACATATCTAACAAGTATCTTGATGAAGTATCCGACCTTATGAGTGTTGTCAGCGGTGACCCTGTACAGGTTAACAAAAAGGGTAAACAACCAATTGAGGCACGTTTTAAGCTTTTGTGTATCTTTTCGGGGAATGACCTCCCTAATGCTAGAAATAAAACTAATGGCTGGTACAGACGTTTATGTATTATCCCATTTGAGGCTGATTTTAATGGTGAGGTAGAACGTCCCGAAATCAAAGATGAATTTATCAAAGATAAAGCACTGTTGGAATGGATACTGTTTGAAATTTTAAATATGGCCGATTTTGACAAATTCGTAGAACCAAAAGCCGTAAAAGAAATGCTAACGGAATACAAGAATAGCAACGACTATATTAAAGTTTGGGTAGAGAATTTTTATATCCCCAATAAATGGCATGAGGTCAACCACGTACCAATGTTTATCGCACGGAACAAACTTAAAGAGTTTGCCGAGGACATGGGCATAGATAAACCAAAGCTAGGACAATTCAGTAAGGCAGTTATCACAGAACTAGAAAGGAACACAGGCGATGAATACAAAGCAAAGAATGGCACAGTAGCCCAAGAATTTTACGATATTCTAGACCCTCACGGTTTTCACCGTGATAGATTTGTTAAAGGTGTTTGGGGCATTGGATTGATTAAAAAATAGTTAGGTTAGGTGTTTTTTGAAACAGAAAAGCGATAATAGCAACGTTTTTCATGGTTTGGGTTATTAAAGATTTTTACTACTAACCCATTTACTAACCCTTTAAAACCCTTGGTATTATTGACTTTATCAGTATATAGGTTAGTAGGTTAGTTTTTAAATAGTAAGTATATAATATAAAAATAGATATACCTATACTATATATAGAGAGACCTAAAAAGTAAAACTAACCCATAACCCAACCCCTCAAACCCTTGATACATAAGGGATTTGGCTGGTTAGCTAAAAACCTAACCAAAACTACTCCAGCCCATTTTTATTAAAAAAAAGAAAAATTAGAAAGGTAAATTAAGAAAATGGAAAAACAAGATATGGAAATGACTTATAACAATAGCATGGCTTTTGTGTACATGCTAGTTGATACAGTTCTGACAATCAAGGAAAGATACAAACTTGATGAACAAACCGCCATAGAAATCTGTAAGCTATCAGCGACACTTTACGACAGTTACAAAGATACTGAACACTTAGACCGTCAGAGTGAGAATGCTAAAAGGGTTCAAGACGGCTTAGAAAGCGTTGGGAGCGCTATTTGGCGAATTAGTAACACGTTATAAAACAGAAAGGATAAAAACAAACGAAATGAAAATAGATACAATTGCACACGAAGTGAAACAGATTAAAGACGGATATACTCTTTCTGGGGAGGTTGCTTTGGAGATTTACAAAATGGGGGGCAAGGAATCGACTGTGGCAAAAATCAAAGAGTTACAAGTCGATTACGGCTTTTCTGAATCAGTGGCTTTGGAAATTTACAAATTATCTTTGAGAAAAGGAGAATAGATATGAAAATTAAATTATTCAGACATGGGGTGCTACCCGACGGGCGTTACAATGGCATACCAAGGACTAGACTAGAAACTAATGAGGAATTAGAAAACAGAGTAAACGAGTACATGGCTGATAAGAAAGTAAGCAGTGTACAGGCTTATGGTGATAATATCATGGTTACATATGAGGGGGTAGAATAATATGACTAACACAAACAAATCAACAGCACCAATGACACTAGCAGAACTCAAAGCATGGGTAGAAGAAACTTGTGAGCTATCCGAGCTATTACAGACCAAAGACTATAAGAGCTATCTTCCTGAAGAGAAAAAAGAAGAATTTGAAGCAATCGCTTTTAGTGTTTTCAATTGTTTGGAAAGCTTCTCAATGATGTTAGAAGATGATGAATTACATTATCAACCAAAGCCGATTGAGGACAGCGACAAGGTAGCGCGTGAGATTGCTTATGATGATACTATTCATGAGTATATCGATAAACGAACAGAACAACTAAAGGAACAAGCAACGTTTGAGGAATTGATTAACAAGGTTGCGTTATATGAGAGTGAGTTGTTAGATTATGCAGAACGTTTGTTAAGTGATGAACCATTGAACGCAGATAGTGAAACAGCAATTGGAACGCTTGATATGTTAGATGATGAAGCGATTGACTTATTCAAGTCTGTAGATATTGATGATGAGTATCAAGGCTTAGAATATTACAATACAAGTCTAAACAAAGAAGATTAAAGCAAAGTCTGTTATCATAGTATCAAGCGTTAACACAGACAAGAGGAAGCTTACTGATTATCAGTAGGCTTTTTCTGTTTGCTTGGATAGTGAAACGAACACCGAGGGAAGTCCGAGAAACACGCGCTTACCTTGTTTATTATTCGGAAATGACCCCTTGTTTTTTTATCGGGGCACTGTATTGTTCGGATATAACAACGCCGCCCTCTTCTGTGCGCAATTTTCCCTTTTTGATTTTTCTAGCACGTCATTATTAGCCCCTAAAACGCCCTGTATAACGTTTTAAGTGATTGGGGCATAATTATGTTATCCAAGTGTTTAAATGACCCCCGCCCCCTATCTCGTATCAAGGAGAGCCACCACAAGGTGTTTTCTTGTATCACGCGCCATTTTTTAAGATTTTTAAGGGGTGTCATATAACCTTGAAAAGCCTTATTTTGATTGTATTTTGTTTACCAGTTAACTTTCTATCTGTTCCGCTTTTAGATTTGCATTAAAAAAAGCCTACAGGGCGAACCTGTAAGCACTCACGCAATTTTCGTGGTATGAATTCGTTATGATTTTATTATATCATTTAAATAAAAAAGCCTATAGGACGAACCTATAGACCAAAAAAAGCCCTGCTCACACAAACCTCAAATATGAAACGCTACCAATATCATAACATTTTCTATATTTATTTTGGCTTTGTGCCAATACATATATTATAGCACAGGAAGCAGATAATGGAAAACTGTTAGTGTTTTCTTGTATCACGCGCCGTAATCAATTTTAAACTTCGCAGACAACACCCGCTTTTGCGCGTGATTTTCCCTTGATGTTGGGTTTTGTTAGGTTTTCTAATTGTTTTAGCACCATTCAAAAAGGTATGGTAGTAAATGAAATTGCTCAACGTTGAAGAGTTTGCCAGTGTTTTAGAGCCATTCAAAACAACATGGTAGCAAATGAATGTTAAGTTTTGTTAAGTTTTTTACCCAATGTACCTTGCCGAACTATTTTTATATCCCGCTTTCCTTACAGCAACCGCAAAGACTTTCCGAGGGTAATTATACAAGACCAGTATTAAAGTTTGATTTAACGCCTGTAGAACGTACCTAGGAGCAAAAAAAGAGCCTTGCTAGTTGCAAAGCTCAAAAATCAGAAAGTGTGATACATGAACGAATTTAGTTTATCAGTATCTAAAAAATTATCAAATAAGTTTATCAAGAACAATTATATTATACCATGGGCAAACTAAAAAAGCACCTTTTGGGTGCTAGTTTCTTGCCTGCTGAACTCGTTAAAATTTACTCCCCTTTTTGTGGACTTTTGATAAAAATAAGTAAAAACGTAAGGAGATAGATTTTTTTAGAAATCCTATAATATCAACGTTCCGAGGGTTCTATGCTAGTATATGATTAGCTAAAGTCCAGTACGAAGTATTTTTTCTTACCGCGGCGGATAACAGTAAGTTCGTTATCGATTTTATCGTCATCAGAAAGTGTGTAGTTCAAATCTTGAACACGTTCACCGTTGATGTAGATAGCACCATTTTGAACGTCTTCACGTGCTTGACGTTTTGATGGTGAGATTTTAGCAGCAACAAGCATTTCAACGATGTTGCGGTTATCATCGTCTGAAACAGCGTAGTTAGGAACGTTGTTTAGACCTTGTTTTAATTCTTTTGCTGAAAGGCTCTTGATGTTTCCAGCGAAAAGTTGTTCAGTGATTTTAAGAGCTTCTTTGTA